TACCTTCAAGAATAGATTGTAAACATAGGATCTTGTTAGATGCTAGGTCAATCTCGTCAAGGAGTAGAACTGCACCTCTTTGGAGTGCTTCTACTACAGGACCGTTATGCCATACTGTGTTGCCATCAACAAGTCTGAAACCACCGATGAGATCATCCTCATCTGTTTCGATAGAGATGTTTACTCTGATAAGTTCTCTACCTGTCTGAGCACATGCCTGTTCTACAGAGAATGTCTTACCGTTACCTGATAGACCTGTAATGAATGCAGGATAGAAAATCTTAGATGCAACAATCTTTTTGATGTCAGGGAAAGAACCAAACTTAACAAAAGTAGGATCTTCTACTGGAATAAGGTTTTGATCTATAGTAGGCAAGACAGTAGGAGAAGCGATTGCCTTTTCTAGAATTTGTCTGCCTTCCTCGATAGTAAGGTTCCATGAACCTTTTTTAACTTGGTATGCTTTTAACTTACGTGCAACTGTAGGGTAAGCACAACCTTGGCTAGTTGCAAATTTTTTGACGTGAGATGCGTCGATGTGGTTACCGAACTGGTCACGTAATTCGTCTACGAAGTTGACGGATAGTTTTCTCTCGAAAGGCATAATAAAAAGGAAATCAATGTTTGTATAGTATTATAATGACACATCCCATAGGACTTTGGTACTATGAGTGTGCCACTAATTTAATTGGTCTAAGCAATCTGCTCGATGAAGGAAGATAAGATCTTCTTGTTCATCTTCTTAGCATTGAGAGACTTGCTGAATGCTTTCTTGATCTGTGCTTTAGTTGCATCTTCTGCAACTTCAAACTCAGTATCAGTTTCAAGTGCACCGATGGATAGAGCATACTGAACTGTGTATGCAGAAGACTTACAGATGAATGATTTTGTTTTTCTCCACTCTTTGTCTGCTTTCTCATATCCTTCGGGATTGTCATATCCTAAGCACTCACGCTTGAACCTACCCCAATCACCACTATTGCAAAGACGGATGTTCATAAAGGAACACTCAGGAAAACGATTACGTAACATAGTTACAAATGTTTTTGATGCAGCATAAGAGTTATCATCAAACTCATATGTTTGACCTGTCTGACGGTCACGTAGACGTGTTAGAGAGTTAATTCTACGAGAAACAATACTCTCATGGCCATCATGATATGATAGTTTTTGACCATAACTGGTTCCGTAACCTTCACCATCAGTTAGACATACAACGTGAACTTTTTGTGATCCAGTTCTTGTTTTGAACTCAGGAATAATTTGGTTCATTGCAATCAAACTCTCATCCAAAGGAGTGCCACCCAAATTCATTTTTGTTGGTACACCGTAACCACGAGTAGCGAATGATCTTGCAATACGGAATAAGTTCTTTGCCTGTTTCTCATGATCACGATTGTTTGATCTGCTAGTTAGAAGATTGACCATGTTGAAGTTACGAACAATAACTTTACCAACATTCTCTTCTGTCTCTTTGTATCCTCCGTATGGATTATGTGACCATCCATCAGTGAAAGAATAAACATCATAAGCAATACCAACTTTACGACAGAATGATACTAATGAAAGTACTTGCTTGACAGTAGAGTAGATACAACTAGACATTGAACCTGACCAATCAATGTTGAAAATTAATCCATGATTTTTAGCATCAGGTATTGTAGTAATCTTTCTGAAGATGTCATCATTGTACTTGTATGTGTGTAACTTAGTAGTGTCAAGAACACCAGTTTTAGATACAGTTCTACGAGCATAACCATCTGCTGCTTTCTTACACTCAAACTCTTTTACAAGATAACTAACTTCTTTCTGTGATTGCTTTTTGTATACATTATAATCTTTGTCTGCTTCTGCCATTTCTTCCATGTAGTAGTTTGACATTCTCATATCATAATCATCAGCAAATTCTCCTTGATGATGAATTTGTACTCTGCTGTTGTAGAAGTGACTAACGTGATTTGAAACTTCTTCATTAGAAACAAATGTTTCTTTGTTTAATTTTTTTGGAAGTTCAACGTAAACAAACTCACGACCATTTGGAAGATTTCTTGCAAGATCTCTTATTGCATCTTCAAGTGTGTCTGCTGTGTGAACATCATCTGCTGAGTATTGTACATCAGAAGGACCGTTGCCACGACCTGCTTTACGACCACCTTCATCTACCTCTGCTTCTTCGGCATTTTTTGATTGACTATTCTTACTCTCTTCCCCTTTACCTTCTGACAAATCTTCTAGAGGAAACTGCTCTTCATCAGTAACATCTTTATTTGTATTAGGATTTGGAAGACTGATTGATTGTGCTTCTAACTCTTGCTCTTCTTGTTTCTTTTGTAACTGCTCCTTAGCAAATACATGCATTCTCTTAGCAAGATCAAGAGCATCATCAAATGTCTCTAAGTTCAATGCATCGTCACGAAATACTACCTCGTCAGCAGCAAAAGGAACATCTACAAATCTACCAATCTTGTAATGTAGGTTTAACTTATCTGCTATGTTCAAGTTGTTCCAATCAACATCTTTAACTTTGAAAAAATCTTCCTCTGAAAGAACATTGTAGCCACCAAAGAATGTCTTAGGAAGACCTTCGTATCTACGCTTCATTAACTTCTCAATACGAATGTCCTCAGTTACATTTACAAAACTAAGAGGAACATCTTGAACGAAGTCCCAACGATTAGGTGTATACAATGCATGACCTACCTCGTGTGCAATCAACATGTCAACTACTAGGTTACTATTGTGATGCCACATTGGTAGAGTGAGAACTCTAGTCTCAACATTGAACTGTGCAGTGTCTACCTGACGGTGCTCTACAATAAGATCTTCTTGAGCAAGTAGTTTAGCAAGTGATTCTTTAACGAGGTTCATAATCTAAGTTGTGTATGTACACATTATAAACAAGAAACCCTCCGCTTGGGAGGGTTTAGTAGACACTTTATTAATTGTCCACGACGTTTCCTTGCTTGACGCAATGCCTGTGGTTTCAAGTGTCGCTTCTTTTCTTTTTTAGAATGGTGTTGCCAGTTAGGTACTTTCATTTTTCTTGAGGGTTACTTCATACCCCTGATGTGCATGTTCCAATAGATGATCTACTTTAGCACTAAGTTCATCTAATTTAGCAAGGATCTCACTATGGTCATGGTAGTTTACATAACCTGCAGGATCAATGTTAAAGTCAATAGATCCCTCAGTACCAGTATTAATAGTTATATCACCTGTTGGTTGTTCTGGTAAGAGGCCAGGTGACAGTTTAACTTCTGTACCAGGTATAGGATTGTTGTTTTCCATGTTAATTCTATCGGTGTTTTATTTATTCCTCTGTGCTAATAACAGAGAAGTTTTGTTTCTTTTCAACACGTAAGGTTGAAGCAAACTTATCCTGTAAGGATTCTGTTTTATGTGAAATGACAAATACATTTGTCTTATCAGATACTGTATGAAGGATCTTTAAAAAATCATCAGTACCTGATGTGTCTAAACTACTGTCAAAGATCTCATCTAAAATTAACAGATTAGTATTAGCACTGTTCTTCATCTTGGCAATAGTTCTCCAAGTGAATAGTAGAGCAAGGTCAATCCTCATCTTTTCTCCTTCAGAAAAAGAAGAATAAGTAAACTCATCTCTAAACCTAGATTTAATTGTCTCCTCAAAGTTTTCATTAAGATCAAATGACACATAGAAATCTAATTCTTTTAAATATCTATTGATCAACTGGTTCATTACAGGTAAGTATTTCTTGATGATACCTGCCTTAATACCAGTATCCTTGAGCATATTAGTAATGACATCGTAGTCATTACGTACTTTCTTACTGTCAAGTAGGGATTCCTCTACCTTCAATCCATCGCTGGCTAGATCCTTTAACTTTGATTTCTCTTCTTTAATGTTGAGGTTACCTCCTGTAGATATCTTATCCTCTATCTTTTTTATTTCTCTCTTCTTCCATTGTATCTCTTTATTATATGAATTGATTTTTTGCTGTATCTCTCTGAGATCAGTCATGATCACTTGTTTGTCCTGTACCTTCTTGACAATAGAATCAAGATTACTTTTAAGTTTCTTTGTGGCAATATCTAATTCATTTAACTGTGTAGAGATCTCAACCTTCTTGGCACTTCTAAGGTTTTTAGTAATTGCTTGTTCACAGGTAGGACAACTATCATGGTTCTCAAAAAACTTATATTCCTTATTAAATGCTTTTCTTTTATCCTTGAACCTAGACTCATATACTTTGAGTTCACTTAGTTCTGTTTCTACATCACCATATGCTTCTAAACTTTTTTCATACGATGCAGAGATATCTAAATTATCAGATACATTAGCCATAATAGAATCAATCTCACCCTCAAGAGTTATGATCTCTTCTTTGCGTCTAGCAGTGTTTGCAGATGATTGTTCTTCAAGACTAGCAATAAATTTTTGTTGCAGTTGTACCTTCTCTTTTGCTAGATCATATTGATACTCACACTCTCTAATAGTTTCTTTTACACCTTTCACTCTATCTTTTAAGATAGTATTCATGGTAGAGAAGATACGAATATCTAAAAGATCTTCAATAACTTCTCTACGATTGGGGGGTGTAAGTTGCATGAATGGAACAAAGCAAGATGATCCTAAGACCACCACCTGAGTAAATGATTTATAATTCAACCTCAGTATACTTTGCTCCAGATGTTTTTGCTGCTCATTGATCGCTGCTTCTTGGGAAAGCATTTGACCATCAAGATAAATTTCAAACAACGTAGGTTTAAATCCACGTCGCACCATGTATTCACGTGAACCAATAGCAAATTCAATCTCAACGAGCAGATCCCTTTCGTTAACCGCATTCACTAGCTGTGCTTTGGTTATCTTACGAAAAGGTTTATTGAACAAACCAAAACAGATAGCATCTAAAAATGTAGATTTACCTGCACCGTTTGCTCCAACTATCAATGTAGCAGGACTTGCATCCAGTCTTATCTCACTAAAAACATTACCAGTTGAAAGAAAATTCTTCCAACGAACAGACTTAAATAGAATCATTCGACAAAAATTAATCCCTTGGGGGCACGACTATATCGTCAGGAGTGACAACATAATATTCATGACCGTGTGTAATGCAAGCTTGAATTATCTCTCGATCATTCACCTCTACCACTGACATGTTGGGGAAGTCATCAGCTTCCAGTAATCCAGCATAGCGTAAAGCGTCGTCTTTGTCAAGGAACATGTAAACAACCTTACCATCTGATGCTTGAACAGCGTATGCTCCCTCCTGTTCTTTGCCTTGTAATTGTAGTATATACATTATACTAGCTCCAGTGCTTCTACGTATAGGGATTTTAATATAGATTTAAGTGCAGGTTTATCAGAGTATTCTATACCATCAACATATTTTTCTAGAATTGTAAGAGTGTCTTCTTTTTCAATATCAATTTCTTCATTCAAATCTTGTTCAAAAGATGGATCTTCAATAACCTTGATCTCATGAACACCTGCAGCATATAGTTGACTAATAAAAAATTCAAATTTATCAGGATCAGTTTTCTTTTCTACAATAAGTTTGATAAAATTATTTGTAAAGTCAGTATACTTAAACTTACTACTATTTAACTGATCTTCATTGTAGTATATTTTAGAGTAGATTTCATAAGGGTTTTGTATGAACTCTAACTCTAGAGTTTCAGTATCAAATATATGGAAACCACGTTTACAATTGTAGTCATTCCAATAGATTTGATATGGATTACCCAAGTATGTAATGTTTTCTCTGGTGCTCCTTTGGTGATAATGTCCTGAGAATACTTTATCAAATTTTTTATATGGAGCAGTAGCAGCACCATGATCCATGATGTAGCCACGATGTGCTTCAAACCCATTGAGTTCTAGATGACCCATGGCTACAGGACATTTAGATTTTTCAATCAATGCATAAGTCTCATCATGGTTTTCTTTATTAATCCAAGGTAAGAATAGAATTGGAAGACCACCTATTTCTACTTCGGTTGCTTTAGAATATATCTCTACATTATCATACTCTCCCACTACACTGACTAATGTATTAACTAAATTAGTATCCTTAAAGTATGCTGTGTGATTACCTACAAGAGAATGAACTGTGACACCCATGTCTTTTAGTCTGTCATAGTAATTGTGTGTAGCCCACTGTGCTGCCCAGATGTCTAGGTTTCTACGATTGTCAAATGTATCTCCTAAATCAAGAACTGTTTTGATGCCACGTTTTTCTAGGGTAGGAAAGAATACATTTCTATAGAATTTTTTGAAGAAGTCATGAAATATTCTACTGGATTTCCTTGCACCGAAGTGTTGATCTGTAATTATTGCTATCTTCATCTTGTTCTCAATAGTGGTGGAAGGTGTCCTGTCATTGCCATGCCAAAAAAATTAAATGTAAGTCTAGGTTTAGTGCCAAAAGTTCTAACTCCATGATGAGTTTTGCCACTGAATAAAACAAATCTGTTGTATACATTCTCAATAGAAACTGTCTCAACGTATTGCTCTCTCATAGCATCCCATGCTTCGTTGTATTCATTGATATCAATTTCCTCTCCCCTATACAGTTTTTCTTTCATCTGCATTTCTTTTTGGGTTTGGTAAGAAAATCCTTTTTTAGTATGGAATACAGAGGTGCCTGAGTTTGGACAAGGGTTCTTTGATAAGTATACTATACCACCAAAGTGTGTGTCAATGTCTTGATGTACCCATCCTTGATTTCTTTTATCCCACTGGTCATCTGAAAATGGTTCTATCTTTTGAAAGTGAGCTTGCAACTCCCAGTAATCAGGTATTGTATCATGAAAAAGATGCTGTATCTTTTCACCAATATAATTGAACAACCTTTCATTTTCTAAATGAAGTTGTTTAGTTCTTAGACCTGGCCAGTTACCTGTCTCAGGTGGATACCATTTTAATTCTTCTGCAAGTTTAACAATTTCATCAGGATCCTCAAAGAAATTATCAACGATAGTAACAGGATATGTCATGCATTATTAATTTTTATTTCTACGTTTTCCTTAATAGTATTATAATCTGAATGACTTGACTTGTCATCTGTATGGAATACTTGATCGTATCCAGACTTAGTTAAGATCTTATTCTTTATTTCTAACTGACGTTTCTCTTTTTGTATCCTTCTCAAAAATGCATAGTATATAATTTGAGTAAAATACGCAAAAGGGTTCTTAGACTTTTCTGGATTGAAGTTTTCAATATACTGTACACAGTTTTCAATGCCATCACATATCATGTCCTCTCGGAACATGTAGTTGACAAAATTTGGTTTGTATGATAAGTGTGTAGCAATCTTTAAAAAACATTCACCGATATAATTACTGATCGGTGGTCGGGGTTCACCCGCTTCTTTTGCCCGTGCACACTGTGCCTTAAAGACAACAAGTGCTTCTAAGAATTCTTTATTGTTTACATAATGCTCACTCTGTACCCTCTTTCTGACTGCCATGTTTATGTTTCTTTGTCTATATTTTATACAATTTTTAAGAAAAAGTCAAGGGGGCTTGACAAGAGGTTGTAAAGTGTGTACACTACGAGTGTGCGAGTTCAAGGGATGGTTATATACCAAATAGCTTATCTAAGTTAACTCTAGCTTCCTCTACGGTACTTAGGCGACCTTGACCAGTAATAAAGTCACCGCCTAACTTCCTTAAAGACATAGCATAGAAAATCTGAACTTCAGTATCTACCTCTACAATAGTTATTACTTTATCTTTTGGTATAATAAACTCTTCTTCTTTAGAGAACTTCATCCATGGCTGAACCTTTGCACCTACCACTTTGTTTGGTAGGGTTACTTCTTCAACCTGTATTGGGTTTTCTACTATTAAGTAGTCTCCGTTTACATCTGTAACATGTGTTACCATAGAAAGTATCTCTTCTCCAGAGACTAATTTTATAGCCGCGAGAAATTCTGGTTTTTTATTTTTATCTGATTCTGACATCTATAAACTCATAGTTAAAGTTTTCTTCATTGTATATTTTGACTCTTTCAACAAGATGATTTAGTGTATAATTTCTCTTAGCACCTTTAGAGATATCGTCAGCAATGTCATACAACACCGCTTTGGTCTTATGATCCCCTTTCCTAAGAACCCTACCTATTGACTGCAAATTCCTTATCTTACTTTTTGAAGGCGATGCAAAGACAACGTTATGTAGATTCCTAATATTAATACCAGTGCTAAAAGTCCCATACGATGCAACTATGATACTGTCATGTGTAGTTTCAGCGATCCTTCTTGCCTTTTCTCTGTCTTCGGTATCGACCCCACCGTGTACTAAAAAGACCAATCT